ACCTGTATTTGAAGGTTTGAAACCTAACCTAATAACATCTCGAAGATCTAAAGATTGAACTGCAATTCTTTGCGATTGCTCCAATGCTTCTAAAGCGACAGTCATAGCGGTAGCACGATACTCAGGCAACCTAAACTCACCCAACAGACCTGCAGCAATTTTCGCAGGTGCAGTCAAACTTGTTGTCAAATTATCTGTCTGACTGTAAGCCCTAAGCCCATACAAACTTTGCCCTGCAGTATCAGAGACAACAGCGGTAGCGTTTACACCTGCAACCTGAACCTGATTATATAGTTGCTCACCAGCATAAGCCACACTTAAATCTTGAAAATCATAAGTTTGACTTGGATAATAAAAACTTTGACTGTTCAAATCTGCAAAAATCAAAATAGTAGGTGCTGCAACAGATGTGGCAGAAGCCGACAACAAACCTGACGTGCTTGAATACGCTCCATCAGCCCAAGCCACACCATACCTGTTAGTTGCATCAGACACATAAGGGTTATAGCCACCATCAAAATAGTTGATAAACGCTGTGCCAGGTTCAATCTGGAAACCTTCACCAGCCATAGCAGTTCCAGTAGTAGCAACATTCTGTGTCACACCAACAACAAGTTTTGTGCCAGCAATCGTAGCTGTTCCAGAATACGTTGCAGTCCCACCAACACGAGTAAACACTGCCGAACCTGCCGAAGCCTGAGTTATATATGTTGAACCAATCTCATTACCTGCAGTGTCAAGAAAAAAGAATGAACCTTCATAATTACCTGACGAAATGCCACGCAAATAGGCACTAAACACGTATTGACTACCTGAAGCTGCATAACGTTCAGCGTTAAAATTGTTGTATTGGAAACCTGTAAACGACTCATCAGGGACAGTTGAGATAACTGTGCCTGCACGATAAACAGTGCCACCAAACTGACTTGAATAAACTGTGCTAGCTGCACCTATGACAAGCCACTGATATGTTCCACCGGCTTCAACAGTCAACGCTGACCCTACAGCGGTTGACGGATAGTTGACATAGTTTTTTCGTGCAGTGTTCACCCACGCATAATCGGTGAAACTACGATCCTTAAACTGCATGACCGCTGAAGCGTTACTGTAAAAATCGCCAGGCTCACTACGAGCAACATTCTGCAGATAAGACAACACATTGTCACCTGCGTTCCAAGTGTCTGTGCCTAACAAAGTTTGCCCTGCCCTAACACCCGAATACTCGACTGCACCAAAACCGTTATAGTTTAGGACAGTATTCATTCGGTCTGAAGTAGGTTCAACAGCCCAAGCATGACCACCAGTAAACACAGCATTACTGACCCTAAACATCTCATCCAAAGCTGTAACCTGTGCTTGACCATCAAAGCCAGCCTCATCATAAGTGAAATCCCAGTTTTGTATAAAGCCTTTAAAAATTGTTACATTATCTGCAAGCACTTTAATGTAGCCACCAGGCTGAACCAACGTATAACCATAAGTTGCAGACCAAAGAATCGAGCTAGTGTTTAAGGGGTCAAAAGTTCGGTCATTATTGCTAAAACTGACAGACAACGTGCCTGCCGAATAGTCATCAAGCTGACGAGAAATACCTCGACTAATAGTGAGGTTTTTTACATAAGAAGTGACGCCATAATAACCGCTAGAACCAAAACCAATAGAAACAGAATAAGTAGGTAAAGCCATTTAGGGTTTCTTACCTGTTCCTGTTGACCATGCACCAGGTAAACCACCATTCTGTTTAACGTATTTGCTTACAGCATCAACAGTTGCTTTAGGGTCAGCAGAAGTAGCATAAACATTTACTGTCACTGGCCCTGAATTGACTGGTTTATTTTTACTAGCAAGCTCATCTAAAATAGTTTGTTTGAATGTTTTACCTGTTTTTGGATTTACATCATTCGATATATCGCCACCCATACCGACACCAATCATCGGTGCAAGTTTTAGAAACGACAACACTTTTATACCAGCCATACCTGAGAACAATGAAGTGCTTTTAGCAGCTGCAGCAGTAGCCCCAGCACCACCAACAACAGCAGGAACACCACCCGCACCGCCACCACCAGTAGGAATAGCTCCTTTACCTTGAATTAAACCCATCGCTGTAACTAAAGACTGTATGGCTTTACCTGCTGAAGCAAGCATCATAATGCCCTTCAAAGCAAGCAGAGCAGGTAACATTTTGACTAACGCTGAAGCAATATTGGCAAAGCCCTTCATAGCATCACCATTACCAAACAAAGCAAAGAAATCTTTTACCCCTTGAAAAGTTTGCTTGACAGCATCCTTGATTTGTAAAAACATTTTGCCAGGCTCAGTTTTAGGGTTAGCCAAGTCTTCAAGAAACTTACCGACAGTCTCAACCACACCACCAGGCTTAGTCAACTCTGTAACCAAATCAGCGATCATAGGTAAAACAAGGTTACCCAACTTCTCTTTAAGAATGTCCATGCTGTTGTTGAACTTCATAAATGGATCAGCATTAACTAACGCTGCACCCGAAAATTCTTTAGTCAAATCTGCTAAAGCATTCTTAGAATTCTTTAGTTCAGGGAACATACCAATCAGAGACTTAGTGTTACCTGCATAAGCCTTAGCCAAAGCATTAGCAACCTTAGTCTGAGATTTACCTGAACCAGCAGTAACATCAAGGCTAAGTTTCAATAGTTTTTGAGCTTGACGAACATTCTTTGTGACGTTACCAAATTTAGCCATAGAAGGTCTAAGGTCATCATCCAAAATACCGGTTTGCAAAGACAGCGACTCAATAAACTTGTCATTCTCTTTCAACAACTGTTTATTTGCACCAGCATTTTTAGTCAACTGCATGTTCAACAGTTTTACTGACTTAGCATCAGCAGAAGCAGCCTTAGCCGCATCTAAAAGCACATCACCAACCTGCTTTAAAGCAGCACCAATGGCAATACCGCCGAGAACCTTTTTAAGCCCCCCAAAGCCATGCTGTGCTTTCTTGATACCAGAGTCATCAAACTTAGACAGTAGTTTTACAATTACGGACATTAGCCGATTTTCCTATTCACCATGCGAGCATACTTCTCAATAATCAATTTTACTTCAGCCTGAGCATCATCAAGTCTGTCCTCAACATTAGGGTAAACAAAGTTATTCAGATTACGTTCCTTCAGCCCCCTAATCATCCAGCGACCCTGAGTTGTCACTCTATGTCTTCTTTTACCATCTTTATATGCATATTCGCTAGTAATAGTTTTTGCTTTACGCATACTGCCTTTACCAGCGATATCGGCGATAGCAGTCATAGGCGAGTTCACCCATATAGCAAGTAGCGGTGTCACAGCTGAGAACCTGGAGCGACTAGATCTAAACTTTACTGTCACACTGTTAGCAGCTTTACCTGAACCCCAACCAGTCCTACCGCCATGATTCATACCGGAAAGCGGTGCAGTAGTAGGTATCTGAGATTTGATGATAGCAACAAGTGGTTTAGCAACTAATTTAGCGTCACGCACAAGCTGCTTCTTTAAACCAGGCGTCAAACCTTCAAGGTCTTTAAGTAAACCCTTGACATCATAAATGACACTAGGTTCAGCCATTGTTAGGATTCCTTTGGTGTTGAAGTGCAAACAACATTGTGTTTAACATGCGATCAGATTCTTGCATTAACACTGATGGTGCAATCCCTGTAGCCACACTCAGATTCGCAATCAACCAGTGAAACGAATCAACACCAAGAGCTTTTAGGCTTTTGGGTCTGATACCTCAACGTTGCCTACAAGTTCAATCCAAGACTCAAACGAATCAGAAGTCTTTTGTAAACGCTTCACAGACAACCAAGCAAGGTAAAGCAAGTGTGTAACCTTCTCAAGTTTGTCAACACCTAAATCAAAGTGTTCTTCCCACTTGACAATATCGCCGGCAGAAGTAGTGACATCAAGAATCGTGCCATCAGATAAAACTATGCGTAGGGTTATCTGATTCATTATGCAGTCGCTCTGCTAACTGTTCCATTTGTAGGCCAAGTAACAGAGAATGTTGCAAGGTCACCGATGTTGCCTGAAACAGGTGTTAGGTCAGTAACAAGTGCCACAAGAGTATATGAAGGGTTAGCAGTTGAAACAGCTGAAGAAGTTGGCTTAATAACAACAGTCGCATTAGCACCCAATGTTGGCCAGAGAGTTGCATCTACAGCGGCTGCAGCATAATCCTGATTGAACTGAAGAGTAAGCGAACCTTCCTTCAAACCTGCAACACGAGTAACCCAAGTGCTACCAAAAGAAGTTGTTGTAATGTCGTTAGCGGAAGTCTTTAGTTCAACCTGAGTCAGGTATGAAGCCAAAGCTGTAGATCCGTTGATGCTAACGCTAAAGTCTGTTGCGACAAAAATTGCCATTTATTATCCTTAACTTGCAAATACTTGAACCGAGAATTCGG